TTTCCACCAATGACTGCAAAGTATTTGTATGAAAGATTTACCGAACACTGTAAGGATCAAGATCGTATTGTTATTTACGATCCTTCGAGTGGATGGGGTGGAAGAATTTTGGGAGCAATGTCTGTAAGAGATGATAGGAATATTCACTATGTTGGAACCGATCCTAATCCAGAAAATTGGCAATGCGACGGTTATCCTTCTAAATATCATGCTATTGCGGATTTTTATAATACAAAAACATAAACAGCAAATCCTTTCTTCTCATCCACTAATAGTTACCATATGTTTTCTTCTGGTTCTGAGACTATTGCTGGGCTTAAAGACTTCCAGCAATACGAAGGCAAACTAGATTTAGTATTTACCTCTCCTCCATATTTTAATAGAGAAGCTTATTCGGAAGATGAGAACCAATCATACAAAAAGTTTTCTTCATATGATTCTTGGCGTGATGGGTTCCTCCGTCCAACTTTAGAAACTTGTGTAAAGTATTTAAAAAATGACAGATATCTTTTATGGAATATTGCCGATCTTTTGGTAAGTGGTGATTATTTACCACTAGAAGAAGATTCAAGAAAAATACTTGAGTCTTTGGGGATGGAATACAAATATACATTAAAGATGGCATTGGAAAATATGCCAGGACAAAATCGTGTGGGTGAAGATGGTTTACCGAAGTGTAAAAATTATTGTAAAGTGGATGGTAGATTTCACAAATACGAACCTGTATTCGTGTTTTATAAACCTTGACTTTGCATTAAAACTCGATACACTATACGCATGAGCAAGAAACGCTACAAGTCTATTGGTAAAGGCGACACAGTAGAATCAGTGCTGCTTGGTGGAGAGCCAAATATTGCAGCAATGAATATTACCGATGAAAGTGAACTTATTTGGCAAATCCAGAAAGCACTTAATTGGTATAATTATAATTGGACTGAACGCGATTACCGTAAAGCCACTTTAGATTATGTAAAAAAGAACAAATATTCAAAAGCAGATCAAGAAGCAATAGCCAATGCATCTACGGTTAGTTTTGATTTTAGATGCACTGGTGGTTATTGTCGTGTTTCAAATAATGGTGTAAATCTTCCAGATATTAAAAAGAAACTAGTAGATAATCACATTAATAATTTGATTGCAGATGGTACGGCTGCCAAAATTTTGCCGGCCGTAATTGAACGACCAAAAGTTTCTATTCAGGAAAGAATACAGGATCAGGTTTCTGAATATATTGGTGAATTAGAAACAAAAGTTGATGAATTGGCAGAATATTTAACAAAACCAAAAGCCGAAAAATTCGATTTTGATATTCCAACATGGATTAAGAAAAAAGAAATCAAATCTGTTCAGGCTCAAATGATTGCGGACTATTTTAAGCCGCGCATCAAAGAACTGCAAGAAGCAATAGATGGCGATGACAGTGATCTTAAGCAAGCATATTCTTGGCTCTCAAAACCCAAATTAAAGAAATACCTTGAATATCATCAAGAGATGGTTGTTCATTTTGAGGCACAAGCACAATTTGCTAAATCTATTCGTAAACCACGAAAGAAAAAGAAAAAGAAACCAGAACAACTTGTCGCAAAATTAAAATATCAAAAAGAATGTACTGAGTTTGGCATCACATCAGTTGATCCAAAAGAAATAATTGGTGCAAAGAAATTGGTTGCATTTAACTCAAAATATCGTACACTTACCATGTACGAATCATCTCCTTTGGTTGACGGTTTTACAATCAAAGGAACCACTTTATTGGGCTATGACGAAGCCGCATCTAAAACAAAGAAACTTCGTGATCCAAAGAGTGTTCTTCCCCGTATGATTGGTGGTGTAAGAGCCATTAATAATGGATGGGAAACAGTTAAGACTAAAGAAACGAAACCAAACGGTAGATTTAACGAAAATACCGTAATCATACAGGTAATCAAATGATCCTTATCGACAACACACAAATCATTCTTTCGTCTATTTTTTCCCAATACAAGGGTCCAGAGGAAGTAAACGAAGAAATGATTCGTCATATTACTCTAAATACCTATCGTTATTACCGCAATAGGTTCCACGAAGAATATGGCGAACTAGTTATTTGCCAGGACGCCGGTAACTATTGGCGCAAAGAAATCTTTCCTTATTACAAATATAATCGCAAGAAGGCACAAGCCAAAGATGAAGTATATTGGAAGCAAATTTTCGAAACACTAACAATGATTCGAAATGAAGTTGCTGAAAATATGCCATATAAAACCATGCGTATTGAGCGGTGTGAAGCAGATGACATTATTGCCACTCTCTGCAAGCACTATCATAGCACAGAAAAGATTTTAATTGTTTCTGGCGACAAAGATTTTAAACAATTAATGCGGTATCCAAATATTACTCAATACAGTCCTAATCAAAAGGGATTTATTACTTGTGATGCACCAGATAAGTTTCTTTTTGAACATATTGTTCGGGGAGATTCTGGTGATGGAATTCCAAATGTTCTTTCAGAGGATGATGTATTTGCTGTAGATGGTAAGCGTCAAAAGCCGCTTTCAGCAAAAAAACTTGACACATGGTCTTCTAATGGTAAAATTCCAGATGAATATGAATCTAATTGGAATCGTAATCAAATGTTAGTAGATCTATCATATATACCTAATGAGTACGAACAGGCAATTTTAGCAAAATACAACAAACCTGTTAGTGCGGATCGGAGTAAGATTTTTAATTACTTCGTGGATAAGGGATTAAAAAACTTAATCAATGACATTCAAGATTTTTGAGTGGAGTGATTATTATGGAATCAAATGATTTAGAAAAACTATCAATTGAACAAAAAAACATTTTACAAAAAGCACAATCATTTGCAAAATCTATAGCATCTAGAGGTATCCAAAATAAAAAAGCCTCTATAGAGTTAAAGCAAATAAGGCAATTAAGTTGTAATGGTGATGGTGATTTAAAGCCATGCTCTCAAAGAAAACCGAGTGAAAAATTTGAAAATTCTTTTTTCTGTGGAGCATGTGGTTGCGGGGATAAAAAAGGAACACAACTTGTCGATTTAATTATTGATGGAAAAGAAAATTATGCTAAACTAGATTATCCTACAGTTTGGTGTCCTTTGAACATGCCTGGATTTCAACCATATAAACCTTCTTTGGATGAACCGGAAGAAACCAGAAATGGTAGAAAAATTAAAATAGAAGAAAGATTAAGTGTGCCATACATTTTACAAATTTCTGATATAGAAGCCATTATGGGTAAACCCGGGTGAAAATTACGAAACAACAGAAGAGGTAAATAATGAGCACAGCAACAACAATCAAACTGTCTAAGAAAACTTTGGAAATTTTAAAGAACTTTGCTTCTATTAATTCAAATATTTTAGTAAATCCGGGTAGTAATATTACTACAATTTCACCAGTCAAGAATGTTCTTGCTGAAGCAACCGTAGAAGAAACTTTTGATGTACAATTTGGTGTGTGGGATCTTAATAAGTTTCTTGGTACTATTAGTCTTTTTGAAGATCCTGAGTTTGAATTTCATGATAAGTATGTAACTATTTCTGGCTCAAATGGATCTTCTGTCAAGTATTTTTACTGCGAACCAAAACTGTTGACTACACCAACCAAGAAGATTCAAATGCCATCTTCTGTTGTTAGTTTTAAGTTGACTCAAAAGAACTTCACAGAACTTCAAAAAGCCGCATCCGTTCTACAACTTCCAGACATTGCAGTTCGCTCTAATGATGGTAGAATTGAATTAGTTGCTCTAGATAAGAACGACGCAACTTCAAACAGTTATTCAGTTGATGTCGGTGAAACTGATGTTGATTTTGAGTTCTACTTCAAAGTAGAAAACCTAAAACTAATTAATGGTGATTATAATGTAGAAATCACTGAGAAGATTGTTAGTAAGTTTACTCATACAAATTTGAATCTTTCATATTGGATTGCTCTCGAACCAGATTCGAAGTACAATGGATAATTTATGCAAATAAATGACACTTTCCTTTGGGTTGAAAAGTATCGTC